GGTATTTTCGGCACTACGGCATTACCTAAACATTTAAGTCGGTGTGACCTACCGGGAAACCCATCAACCACTCTACCCACTGCGGGTTCAGCTTCCCAGTTTTCTGTTCTTTGTCTTGTACAACCGCGCACAAGTATCGCTTCTCTAACATGTGCTGGTGGCTCTTGCTGTTCAAAGGACCAACTCCCTTGTATTCGCTGGCACGAGGTGTCGGCCAAGTTTTTACTGCCATCGTCAATGGCGTCCCGCCTTGCGCGTACTTTGACTTCCTCTCCGTTGCGCAGTCCAGCGTCGGGGTTGGCCACAGCCGAACTGGCTTTGTCGATAGGCTGTCTTGCGCCGCAGCCCCTAGACTCCAGCCGTGTGTCCCGTCCAGGTGGCTGGGAGCCACTCCCTCTCCGCCCGTCATCGCCGTTGGGGTAGGCCACAATCCAGATGCGGTCTCGTCTATGGTGCGCACCAACTGCGGAAGCTGGTATACAGTGCCATTCCGCATCATACCCGACCGCGGAAATGTCCCAGAGAACTCTGCGAAACCAATCTCCCCGTTCTCCATTAAGCAAGTTTGGGACGTTTTCAAAGATGGCGTAACGGGGCTGAATGTCCCCAAGTAAACGGGCGCACTCTGACCATAATCCGCTTCGCTCACCATTGAGGCCAACTCCTGCGCCTGCAATTGAGATGTCTTGGCAGGGGAAACCTCCTGTGATGACATCGACTCTAATTCCGTCTGCAGCCAATCGGTCTGCTGTGATTGTTCTAACATCGTCATAGATAGGCACCTCTGGCCAATTCTTCTTCAACACCTTTTGCGCATAAGGGTCGATCTCACAAAAAGCCGCTGTTTCAAACCCAGCCTTTTCGAGACCAACGGTGAACCCACCGATTCCAGCGAACAGATCAAGAACTCGCATTTTCTGTCACATCCGTGGGATATACGCTGAAAAGTGAAACTCCATATCGTTGGTAGTTTCTTAGATAGCGGAGCATGGTCTGCTCATGAACTGCAAACCTGTATGCTATTTGCTGAATGCTTTTACCGTTTTCTTGCATTTCTATTGCCTCTTCCATTTGCTTCTTATTGATTTTCATATCTCGTCCTTATCGTAATATTCCTGCGCTTCTATGTAAGGCATCAACCGTTCAGCGAAACTCCGACTTTCTCGATCAGAGAACAGGTCTGCTTGTTTGTGAGCAAGCATGATGCGCAGTTTGTTTAGCGCTTGTTTTTCTATTAGTTGGACAGCCTGTCGAGACAATCCGAGCGCCTGCCCTATTTGCTCGTAAGTCATATAGGCTTCTTGCGGCTTCATGCCTCAATCTCTTACTTACCTAATTCCAGCTTACCATTTGATACTCTGGATCGCTTTCCTTGCGTTTGATCTCCTCTCTGTAGTGACGCGCAATTTCAGACCTAAGGTCTTTGTTCGTTTTAAGTATGCCGCGACTTTTCTCTCGCAGAATGTCCATATGAGCCTCACCGAGCAATTGATTAAGAAAATCCACCCAGGCCACTGGCTGTTCTGTGTAGTAGCGATGATGTGCCGCACACATGGCGATGCAATTCTGCATGTCCCATCTAAGGATTCGGAGCCTGCGGCCATGGATATGACAGCATTGCAAATTTTCTGTTGTACCGCATACCTGACATGACCCATCACGCAATCTCACCGCTTTGCTGAACCATATGTCCGCCTGATCTCGTTTTATCGCCATAATCGTCCCTTGTGAACTTTCGTTCTCTCCAAATCGCTGGTTCAGTGTGCGAACAGTCGCAAGACCATCCTTCTAAGTTATAAGGTGCCTCGTTCGTAAACACCTCAATCATCTGTTTCTTGCAATGCCGACAGTTCATTTTGGGTGTTTTCATGTGCTCCTCTGCAATTTCATAAACTCGCTGTCCTGTGGATGCGTCAGGTGTATTCCAAGATCTAAGGCCCAGTCCTGCACCTGACTCATAAAAAAGTACATGTCGCCCTGAGGCAATCCACTTGTGCCTACCACTTGAGCAGGAATCGTTGTGTTTCCTACCTTTTTGTCCCTCGTTCCAAGAAACTTAAAGCATAGGAGCTCTTTAATATCCTCTTCAAAATCCTTCATTCTCGCCGGAGGATCGACTTTCTTGCGCTCGATTAAGAACACGCAAATCTCACGAACCCACAAGTGGAATAGATTGTTCTGCGATAAAGACCGTTTAGGTGCATATGCCTCAACCTTCCAACACACTGGCTTGTCCCAGTTCCAATCTATCTCTAGGAAATCCGAAAAGGTCTTCATTCTTCTTTCGAGGTCTTGCTTATCCTTGATAAGCCAAAAGTCACCCATCATGATCAATCTCCACAAAAACAAGATATAGAATCGAATCCAAACAAGTCTTCTTGATCTGAGCTTTTTACAATCATCGACTCATAACTAGGTTGATCTTTGCGGAAACGAGCTCCAATGAGTTTTTCTTGCTCATCCCACCACTTTGCTTTTGTTGCATCTTCATTTACTAAGCTTTGCTTTATGCCGTAGCCTTTCAAAAAGCACAAATCGCAATTGGAGTAGAAACCTGACGCAGGAAGATCGAGGTCGAAAGTTTGTTCACTCCAATACTTGATTACATCTTGCGAGGTGATTCCGCTATCAGCCAGGGGAGTAAAGTAACCAGGCTTGTCTCGCATTTTTGCGACACGGCGAGGCTCATCAGCACGAATACCAACAGCAGTATCCCACTCGTCATATCCTTGATCTTTTAAATAACGCTCTATCGTAAGAACCTTTAGTTCGCTGGTGCAAAATCTAGCCACCATGTTGGGTAAGTACTTGCGCTCCTTTATCAACTGCGCAAATGGTTCGCCTGCCCTGCTTGCGGTCTCGTAAGTTACCACTTCGTATTTTCTTACCGCCCGATACTCAAGCCAAATAATTGGTATCCCCCATTCTTTTTCGCAGCGGTCAACAAAATCCAAAGTTTCTGGCATCTCTTTCCCAGTGTTACAGAAAACAACAAGAGCATTTGTTAAATCCATTTTTTGAATCATCATGGCACTGGACCTGCCACCACTAAAACTAGCCAACGTAAGATTAGAAGTCACCGTGAGCACCTACGGATGGGATAGTAAGTTGATCAATCATCCTGCGACTCGTCCCGCAAAATGACCGACAGTTGTCGTGTTGCCACAAACCGACCATACCCTCGTACTTGTGATACCTCTGTTTTGCGACCTTGAAGATAAGATCAGGCGTATCGTCATCAAAGATGAAGCCGTCGTTCTTCATCTGCGCCTTCTCTTTGTTATGCCATACGACAATGATCGACGAGGCAATGTTAGCTAGGTGACTCGAACCGATAAAATCGTACTTCCCAGGTATGTGCTTTTCACCATCGTTTCCACTTGGCTTGCGAACATGGTGTATCAATAAGACGCAAACCTTAAACTTCTTAGCAACGGCAGCGAGCGTCTGTGTGAACTCTTTCTCACGCTCTAAGTCATCACACACGCCCATCATCATAAGGGCATCGAGCACTATCAGATCGCATTTCTTGTACTTTGCAAAAGCTATTACCATCTGGATCGCTGAGTCTGGGGCGATAGCGTCCACGCGATCATAAATATGCAATCGAGGCTCTGCCCACGTAGCAAAATTACAGACGTAATCTATTGGAGGTCTCTCCCTACCGGCCGCAAGTTCCACATACTGCTCCAGCACGTCCTCCGCAAGTAACTCTAGCGATGCGATACCCACGGAATACCCTTGGTTTATAGCAGACAAACCGAGCTGTGACGCAATCGTAGATTTAAAGTGACCGGTGTAGCCTCCCATCAAAACCATTTCACCCTTGCGTAAGGCAAAATCATCGTTTAGCTTCTGCCACGGCGTCCTAATGCCATCATCGGCGGCGTTCCGCCTATCCTTAACACGCTGAACCAGATCGGTAGTAGCGACCATCTCTGCTGACTCTACTATCGCCAACTCCTCGTTTATATTTATATCCTTGAAATCTATCATCTGAAGTAATTATTCCCTTGTTGTTGTTCCAATGGTTGGTCATTCCAACGCTCACCGTTAATGAAGGTGGACGGATGTGGAATGTACTTCGGCAGGTCATTCGCGAATGGCTTCTTCGTAAGAAACGTAATCGCGTCTTTCTGCTCTTCTTTTTTCAGTCTAGACCACGACTTTTCTGCGGCCTTCTTTGCTGTCTTTCGAGGGTAGAGTGTCCAAAAATCATCAAAAGGAACACCGTCCTTTATTCTATTGTTATTACTATTGTTATTAGTGGTCGTCTCACGACCTACCCCTAGATCGTCTCTCGACCTACGTAGGTTGTCTGACGACCTACCACCAAGTCCAATAGTGTCTAGTGCTGTATCCATCGGCACATTTATCAAATACCGCGTGTTCGTTGTTGAATTACCCCTCTCTCTTATCAACCAATTCTTACCTTCTAATACATTCAAGTATTTGAGAACGGTGCTGTGACTGAGCCCAGTCTCACCTTTGATCCTAGACTGTGATGGCCAGGCTACGTCTTGGTGCTGATTCATATAGGTAGATAGGTAATGAGCCAGATACTTAGCGTGAGAGGGAAGATCTGATTTCTGTACCAGTTTGATCCAGTTAAAACACGTAACGTCGATCATGTCAGAGACCTTGCTTGATACAGATCTGCTAACACTGACACCATGTCTCCGGCTAAATACCAGGTGCGCTGTTCATCTTTTCCTGCAGCCATCGTCAAAAACCGCTTTACGATGATTTTTTCATCCTCCTGCAAACGGTGACCCGTCAGTTCTACTGCCATTTCCTCAACCCAATTTGTCATTTCGACCCCTCAATGCTTATAATGGTCGAGCACTCCTTCCAAGTGCTCTGAAGTGGTTAGTTCCTTTATTGCCCCCGCTGACTCCAGGGGGCTTTTTTTATCCCTCCTTGTTTAGCAAAAAATATTTTGCGTATCGCTTGCCCTCCTTAACAGCAACCTCTGTATGAATGTCGTGACCCTTCATCCTTAGGTCGTTTATTCGCGCGGCCAACCTAAAGCAACCATACTCATTTAACGCTTCAATCGCGGTAATTGAGCTTCTTTGTAAGTGGCTCAGGATTTGCTTCTCGTGACTCATTTCCCCTCCTCACAGACCTCTATAAATTGATAGATAGTCATGCTGCAACGATTAGCGATCTGGCACATCGTACCGAACCGCATATCCTTTTGATTCCTGTACCTGTGGACCTGCATCCGACTAACATTCAATCCTGATGCGATTTCTTCGTTTGTGACGCCCGACAGCTTCTGAGCCCGTCGGACGCCAGCACCCACATGAAACTTATGAGTCCCACGGTTTCTTGGCATTTCTACTATCTCCTGGTTTCTGTGGCGCAGACTGCTGAGAGTAATTGCCCGACCCCTGCCCATTGGGCTTAGAATCTAACATCTGCATTTCTTTAGCCACGATTTGAGTGCTAAACCTATCCTGACCCTTGTCATCTTGCCACTTACGAGTCTGGATAGGCCCCTCTATGTACACCTTAGAACCTTTTCTGAGGTACTTGCCCATAATCTCTCCTAGCGCACCGTAAGCAACGACGTTGTGCCACTCTGTTTTTGACTGCTCTTGGCCAGCCTTATCTTTCCAGCTACTACTGGTAGCCAGGGTAAGAGTAGTAAACGACCCTGCATTTCCTGATCGTACTAAAGGATCATCGCCCAAATTTCCAAGCAATATTGCTTTGTTAACACCTCTACTCATCGATACTCTCCATTAATGTTTTTAAGTTTCGCTTCTGACTCTCACTTAACCGATCCCAAACGACATTAGTTTCATAGGGACTGAAATCCGAGACGAGATCAAAAACCTTGTTAGCATCTTGCTCTTCAATCCCTTCACGAATGAAATCGACGTACTCGTCGAACTTGGCATTTGCATCTGCGACTACGGTTCGCCACTGCGCCTTAAACTTTGTCTTTTCTCCCTGTGGAGCTCCGCTAAATGCTTGACCCTGCATCTCCTCATCTAACCCATGAACAAACTCATGGAAAGCTATAGGATCATCGATGAGTTCAAGGGCTTGGTCGTAAGGCGTTATTTCGTCTTCGGTTGGAATATCCTCACCTCGATAGACGTACAGACCTAAACCGTGCATTCCAATAGCTTTAGCAAAGCATCTCTGCATCGCAGTGTTTATCTGAAACAGATTTGGGTTCTTTATTGGCTGAAACCCTTTTAAGACAGGAAGGTGAGCTTTGTGTGAGACACCATCGGCAGTAACAGTGCAGTAGCACATAACCTCGCCAGTCGTCAGCGTTTGCCACTCGTGATGTTCATAGCTGGCATCAGGACAGTGCTTCTTTAAAAGCTCCCACGCTGACGCCCAACTGATGTAACTAAGACCGCCCTTGTCCTCAATGAACTTGCCGCAATCTACTTTTACCAACTCTTCAAATTTAGACATTCGCTTCCTCCTTTAATGCCTCGTGATACTTCGTATTTTCATGAACAAGCGCCTCAAGCAAGATATCCTCACTGAACCGCCACATAGCCTCCCGCGTCTTCTCATACAACATTTCTGTACGCTCAGGATTGAACACCTCAAAGATGTACTCAGCTACAAAGTTATCTTGCCAAAGTGACTCAGAGATCAGTTCAGTTAATAGATGGTCCTCAACCAGCCACAACATGAGCTCGCCTCGCGTCTCCAAGCAGTGGATGTTGTTTATCTCTTCCCACCACTCCGGGAACCTCTCGTTTATTCGTCCCATATCAATCATGACTAACCTCACAATTAATGTCTGACAGCATTTGAATACACCCCCTTCTCTTTGCAGGCGTCCATCAACTCGTCGTAAAGATCTTCCTTCACGCGCTCCCACGTTCTTGTGGCATACATTTCATAGAGACGACCAGGATGGTCATCACGAAAAGCCTCCCATATCCATGCAAGAGCCTCATCGTCTTCAAACGTCGGCGGGACGAAATCTCTCTCGAAAGTGGGACGGCGATGGCAGAGCCATAGGATAAGGTCGCCCTTAACCTCTCGGCTCTGGATCACGTCTAAACCGTGGTATTGCCAGTCTGGATACACATACATCAAGGTGTGAAGAATGTCCTTCCCAGTAGCTTTTGTTCCTTGCATAACCCCTCCTTGTTATCATTGGGTGATAACAGAATAGGTTACATAGAGGGAAGGGTCAAGAGGTAGAAGGATACCGGCCGGTGCGGATCATTTCGGTAACTTCTTCAGCACGATTGCCGACCTGTTTTGCCCAGCGCGAATCCATAAACTCGTCTGCAGCAGTAAGGTAGTCGGCGCGTTCCATAGCCTGCAAGGCATTCTTAAAACCTAAGAGCCTTGTCATACCAAGGTTAAACAGTAGATTGGTAATGGCATCTTTACGTACATCGTCAAGGTCTACGAACCAAGCAAACGCTAATAACTCTGCCTGACAGCGCTTGATGTCATTGAGAAGTAGGTAATCGATTTCATCGTCGGAAAGACCAATACCACCGTTCTCGTCAATGTTGCGCCCGACGCCTACGGTGATCATATCCGCGGTGCATTTATAAGCATGTGATCGCACACCTTCATGCTTACGGAGTTGCGAAATTAGTTTACTCATTTAGTTTTACTCGCGCCAAAGTAGAAACTAACTACAGAAGAGACAATGCCCCCCAGATAACCAAGGACCAGGTTGACGACGTTAAGGTCGTTTTCATCAGCAGGCATGATAGTAACGAGAAAAACATAGCAACCGAAAAGCACAACGGACATAAGTGCAATCGCCCTGGCTGTCCAATCCTCTCTAAAAGCATCTCTTGCATTTTGAGTGTCCTTTGTTTCTAGCGCAAACACGTCTACTTCGAGTTCTTTCATCCTAACCTCAAAGTCTAGCTCCGCCTTTTTCATCCCAGCAAGTTGCTCTGGAGTGGCTTGCTGTATCGCTTTTTCAATTTTCTGAGGCGTCGGGTCGCAACCGAGCACATCAGCGAGCATACTTGCCGCAGCGCCTCCTACTGGCCCTCCAAGGGCCGCTCCAAGAGTGGGAGCTAAATCACCGATTAAGCCTTTGATGTTATCAAACTTCATCTTAAATACTCCGCAACTGCGATTGTGGCAACTATAAATGGATACATAGACATAAGCATTGTCTCCAGCCTGTCAAATCTCTTGCCGCCTTGGTCAAGCTGTCTGTTTATTAGCTCATAACGTATGGCGCATTCACGCTCATGGCTATTAAGATTTGATTCATTCTTCTCAATGCCGGTTTGATTGTTATCAATGCGGCTTAAAAGCTCATCAGTCTTAGACATTATAAATTCTCACACCTTACTTACAATCATAATAATAAGGCCAGACAGGACGACTAACAAAACAAATATTGCCAATGACATAAGCATATTTTCCCGCATTTCTATCTGACGATAGACTGCGTCTTGCCGCTCTTTAGCCACTTGCTTTCGAATGTCCCTAAATTCTTGAAGACCTTGAGCGCCATACGCAAGGTTAATCATGCCGATAATCTCCCTCTGTTGCGCCTCCATTTTTTTGCGTAACGAAAAGATCCTTACTGCTTCTGCCTCTACTGACTTACTAAATACAACGCGCTTAAATGGCGAGGGATTCTGCGCCTTTTTCTCTGCATAGAGTACGTCTGACGCCGATCCATACCAATTTGCGATCTGCCCCATAACATCATGTGCCTCGCGCCCGTTTTCGACTAGCGCGCGCACCATGGTATAACACTTCGTCGCAGCCGCCGCCGCGGTGATTGGATCAATCATTACGCCCCCGTAATGTGCCTCACGTATGGAGGACACTTATATCTTAGAGAGGGCACATACCACCAATACTTTTGATTTGAGCCTGTGTGCAGCTCTTTATAGATACAAACCTTGTGCGGCGTGACAACACGATTTACATAGGCAACATCTACAGTCTCAAGGTAAAGGTAAAGTATTACGGCGTTTAATGCCGATACGTAACGCATAAAAAAGCCCACCTACAGATGGGCCTATTTTACCATGCACGACGAATATTAGTGTTTAGCGTCTTCTTCCTCACTATCCAGGGGAAGCTCTCCTGCCAATGGAGGCTCTGCCGCTTCTGGCTGTTGTGCTTTAGCCTGCATGAGCGCAATTTGCGCCTCTAAATCAGCAATACGAATGGCTTGCTGTGCGTTCTGACGTGCCAACGATTCCATTCGCTGACCCAGTACGAACTGCTCTTCTGTTACTTGTTGTTGCTCTGACATACGTCACCCTTTCAGTTAGTGGTGACTGTATTGTGGTGTCAACATAACTGTTTTTCAAGTCAGTTGCCGCCTGTATGGTTTATATAATATGTAAAAGTCGCAGTAGTCGTGTAGGACGTACTTCTAGGGTGTCGAGCTTCCAAGGTAATGAGACCGGCGGCATCCATTTCACCGTTATTTGACATAGTAGCAGTCACCGTAATGGCGGACTCACTTGCGCCGTATGAGTCCGTATACGCAAACGTATGAGATGTTCGATTGCCTGCCACTTTAAGATCTCGGACAACGCCGTCAAAGCTAATCTGAAACGTATTTAGCGTACCCAAGTTGTACAAGAAAGACGTGACCTCGTGCGTGATACGGTAGTCCATACCGTCTTCCATATCAGGGCCGAATCCCATCTCCCAATTATTGCGACTCCAATTCAATACAACCGAATCATTGCCGAAGCCAAAGCCCTGTAGATTTGGTGGTGGCGTAGAGAAAAATATAGCTGTAAAGGAGCTATAAAAGTCGTCTAATTGTATGGCCCCTGATGCTGGCACTCCTGAGTTATTAGGTGAGCCAGTTGTATTTGACGGCACATATAAACCGCCGCGATAGTAGTTACCTAGAGATACAGAGCCTAATCGAGGGCCAAAGAATTCCCGCAGATCGTTCATGCTAATAGCCCCACTCGAAACGGGGAATGGTATGCGGTCGTATTGAGTCTCTGGATCAGCCGCAGTGGTAATCGTCTTATTAACTGTGCGAGTGCCTACAGTCACCGCAATAGTGGTCTGCGTGCTATAGGAGCCTGATGCGTCTGCCCAAATAAATATCGTGTCGCCGTTGCTTACGGTTTTGTTAGTCGTGTCTTTGTCGCCGTCAGAGCCAACCCTGCTCTCTGGATTGCCGGTGCCGGAGACACTGCACGTCACGCTCGTGTTAATGCCTGAGATCGTAAACGACCCAAGAAAATACTCTTGGCTTCTATTGGCATTCGTGACCGTATCTAGGTCTGAACTAAAATCATCAGGAGTCGTATCTGCCGGTGGCGTAGGATCATTTATTTCTACATAGATCAGACCCGTCGTATAACCAGTTTGGACGGCACTGATTACATCCGTTGTGTTGTACGTCGCGCCTGTTTTTACAGTCTTAACAGCAGATGATCCGCGAGCAATATAGACCGTGCCGACGTTAGTCCAGTGACTGCTCGCCCATCCTTGAACGGGAATGCTGCCGCTTATCTGTGAGCCAGAGGAATGCGTAACAGTTAGGGTATCGCCCTCATCCAAATCTATTGGATTATTAGATGACCCGCCACTTTGAACTTGTATCTCACCAAGCTCCGAATCGCCACTTATCGTGACGGTATGATTAGCCATTAGTCAGCCCAAACAGCCGCCGCAATGTCTTGAACCATCTGGTCGTGACTGGTCATGTCTGTAGCCGTAGAAGTTTCTGTACCATCTTCATCCATAGTCACAACGTACCGCGTTAAGTGAACAACCTTGTCTGTGGTGACTGGAAGCTCTGCGTCATCTGTGTCGTCGAAAGTGTGCGTGTAAACGACCATCACAGTCGGATGATCGTCAGCACTCATCGGTGGGTAAACTTCGCATCGTTGAACTGTTCGCGTGTTAGTTATTGCCATTTTTCATATCCTCAATGATATCTTTAAGTAAATCGATTTGGTCTTGCTGGTCTTTGATCGCCTCAATACAAAGCGCGATCATTTTTTCATATCTGACGGCCATCGTCCCATCTTTGCGGGTAGTGACAACCTCATCTAGTACGGGCTGTACGTCTTGCGCTATAACACCTATGTCGGATTTACGAATGTCAATCTGACCATCGCCTGACTGTTGTTTGATGTAGTCGTCAGTCCAATCAAAATAGACGCCTCGTATCTGTTTAATTTTCTCAATGGGGCTATCAATGACGCGTATGTTTTCTTTTAGCGATTCATCTGAAGAGTGAAACGCAGTAATGTTTCCTTCAACATTAAAGTTGTTTGTATCTACCTGAATAAACGTGCTGTCAGGAACTCGTATTTCGTTGGAAGCCAAGTTACCGCCGCCGCGAATATAAACAGAGTTGCCATTTTTGGCGCTTATATAGGTATTGCCGTCGTTCGGCGCAGAAATAATCATGTAGTCGTAAGCGCCAGTCATTGCCGAGGTTTTAAGGCCAACATAGTTGCCATCATTACTAAATGCGTCATCGCCTATGATTAGGTTTCCGCCATCCGCATAAATATCACTCGAAGCATAGATAGACCCGCTGACATCTAAAGCATGAGTCGCTCCAGGTGTTGTGGTGTCATTGGCGCCATATCCAAGCCGCATTGAGTGGCTTACTGTCATCTTGCCTTCTGTTGTAAGCGCCATCGCGCCTTGAGCATCTGTTTGGATATTATTGCCCCACCACCAACCACGAGTAGCGGTAGAATTCATCTGGAAGCACATTGCGTATTGATTTCCGAGTCCACCATACGAAAAGCCGTTTTTCATGCCTATACCGTATGTAGTGCCAGTCCAAACCGAAAACTTAACTCTGTATGCCCCTGAGCCTCCAATAAAATAGGGGGCAGCAACTGTCCCACTGCT